TGAATAGCCCTTAGTAATCAAGGACTGCCAGCGGCTAGAGGCACCGAATACTTCTTTGGAGAGGGAGTCAAGCTGTTCGCGTTCTTCACCACTTACTTCCCAAAGCTGTCTTTCATCTCTCGGAGCAGCCTCCACTACATTGGTTTCCGCAGGTACCTTCTCCACTTGATTCTGGCTGACTTCTTCCATCTGATTCTCCTTCTAAAGTTTGTTCGGCACGTTCTTTTTTACCGCAGTTACAGTTATTACAATACCCGACATTTTCAGTCTTTGCAACTGATTCTTGGCCTATAATTGAAAGTTTTACGTCGTCGGCTGTGCCCATACCAAACACGAATATCTTGTTGTCTGGGAATACATCTTTTAGCGCAGACCGTAGGGCGTTCATTGAAGCATGGTCCATGTCATCATTTTTGACAGTTACCATAAGGGCGTCACCCGGCTGTAGGCTTACTCGCTGAAGCTCTACAACATCAAAGCCTATCTGGATGCGACCCTCCGCGAAGACCTCGCCTGCTTGTTCTGGTGTTATATCGTTGCTATCACTCATTTTCTGCTCCTGCCATTGCGGTTTCTTGTGTAGGCACCTTGATGCCAGCCATTTTGTCAAATTCTGCTGCCGCCTTCTTTTCGCGCATTTGGCGTACTTCGGCGGTAAACTTCTCGTCTCGTTTTACGAACAGGCCGTTCTTATAGCCAGTGAATACGCTGGTGCCAGTGGACTCGGCATAGCGGCCTTTGTGGATCAGCCATTCCGTAGTCAATTCCTCACGGTTAGCGATCATCTCGATAATCATGGTAGCCTTGGTACAGATCAGTTTGCGGCCCTGGATTCTGACCTGGAATGGGGAAGGGGTCTCACGCTCTGGAGGATTGGTCTGGGCCATGAGAATGATGGGGGCTGGATAGGACTTGCGGTATTTCTCAAGAACGTGGGTAAGGCGAGCCTGGACCTTGAATTCATCCATCATTGGGTCTTTGGTAGATTCCATAACCCCTTGGTAATAGTCGATAATAACCACATCGTAATACTCTTTGTCCCTGAGAAGGTTCTCAAATATGGTTTCGATGCCCTCCACGGTGGTGGTCAAACCATCCGTAGTCTCGCCGCTAGCGGTCCTATGGGTGTCGTCTACAACTGTAAGCCTACCATCCTTGCTAAGCAGCTTGATATACTGCTCGAAGGTCTGCTTCTGTTCCTGAGTAAACTTGTCATGATTAACGTAGTGCCAGCCCTTGAGTAGGCAGGTCACGCGGTTGTAGAAGTCTACGATATTCTCCTCGTTCGTAAGAACAAGGCAGCGGCGCGGCTTACCAGTTATAGGATTGATCTGAGCAATCGTAGACCGTACAATGTTAGCTACGCAGGTGGACTTACCTTCACCCGTCTTGGCGCCAATCAGAATGAGGTTCTTGGAGAAAAACGGTACAATGCCATCGAATACCTCGCTGATGAACTTCATCGCAGAGGCGGCGGAATCGATATAATCAGTGCTTTCCTGGGCCAGCTGGAGGACTCGCTCAGGGTCCAAAGGACCAAACGACGCCTGGCTGGCTAAGCTAGCCTTACGTTCGCCTTCTTTTAGACGATCGTATTGGTTATTGGTTCTGTTTATGTCGATTTCTTTCTTTTTCTTATCTAGGTCAGACTCCCCAGATAAGCCTTTCAAGAAATCTTGCTTGGCTTCACTCATCGGGATCGACCCCTATCAATTTTGCAAATTCTTCGTCCAGGACCACCTGGGTTTTAGGTAAATGGGCGTAAAGTGATCTATCTACTTCTTTGCCGTATCTTTCTTCTGGCTCTGGCGCCTCTTTTTCAGGTACAGCAGGAGCCGCTTTTGAGTCAGGTTGGGTAGTTGGCTTAGCGAGTCGTGTTGTAGGCTGTGGGGTTCCTGAGAATAGCTTCGCCATTTCTTCTTTGGTTTTTTCATCGTCCCAAATGTCACCAAGTAAAATGTCCTTAACTTCTGTCGCTAAGGCGCCATGTGCTCGCTTTTGCTGTTCTTTGTTTACCCACGGAGCTTCTCCAAAAACAAAGGGAATCAACTCTGCTACAAATGATTGTTTAGAAAATCTTTCTTTTTCGTATCCTAGCTCTTTCATCTGCATGAAAAATATTATAAGAGCTTCTTTTCTTCCTTTAACTGGTATTTTTGTGTAAACGTTGCCGTACTTCTTACTAGAAGCTGTTTCTCCAAACTTTTCCCTCCATGTGTGGAGAAATTTTTCCATTACGGCATCAGACACTATTCTTCTCCAGACTCTTAAGTAACCTTCTCGCTGTCCTTAGTTCTTCTCTGTAGTCCTTGTTTTCCCTGTTCTTTTCTATGAATTTCTTGATAATATTGCTCTTAGAAAACTTGGACTTGCGATCAAACTCTTCTTGCTTCTTTTCCCAGTCCGTAGCGTCTTCCATGGAAAACAGCACTTTCTCCGGGTCCATATTATGGATGCTATCATATGGGTTCATATCCGCGCCATCTAAATCCTCAAGACCTAGAGATTTTTGCGCTACTAGAACGGCTACGTAATATTTTCCATTGAATCTAAAAATACGATCGTCTGCGTCTGGCTTAGCTTTCTTTCTGATCGACTTGTAGACCGCAGTATCGAGCTTTCGATAGTCGTATTTATCATAGTTCTCGGCCAGATTTCTGAGAATCTTAGGTGGCTTTGCGACACCGCAGTAGAAGAAGTATTCTTCGGTTGGAAGACCTTTGATATTGCGTGCCTTCTGTCGGCATATACGAACAACGTCTTCCATTCTTTGCTTAAGAAAAATGGTACAGTTTGCCTTATTCTTATTTAGAATCTGGTCTGCGTCTGGCTCTTTGGAGTTATTTGCAGCGTACACCTCAAAAAAGTCTTTGTACTTCTTTGGAAGCTTATCCAGGGAGAAGAGGCCAAGGAAGCTGACTAGGTGGACGGTGGCGATGCTGATTAGGTCTTCTGATTCAAAGCCGACCAGCTGGAATAGATTGCGATAGGTAAAGAACGTGTTCTTAGCCATATGCTTGGCGATTGCCATGTATGGCTGCATTTCTTCTGGAGTTGGATTGTGGAGGGTTTTCCTGATGTACTGATGGCGAAGGTAGCAAAGCTCAAATTCATTCCTTGAATGGATCTTTTTCTTTTCTGCTCTTGGTCTTAAAATGATTCCTTTTCCCATAGATTCCTTCAAAAAAGAGGGCCGCTGCGAAGTGGTCGGCACACGGATTTTAACCCGCTCGCCCCCTAACGGGGCTACATTAAGTCCATAGCAATGCGTCAGGACTCCCCACTCTTCGCCAGCTGCGACCGGAGCAATTACTTATCGTCTAGTTTACGAACTTCTTCTAGGATGGCCTTACCAAGCTCAGGATTGTCGCGGATCAGGAGCGCGAAGGCTGCTTGACCACGGGCCGATTGGCCACCGAAGCTATAGGTCTGACCAGTAAGTTTGATTACGTTGGTGTCTTTACCAAGGAAGAAAATCTCTTCGTGCTGGTTAATGATACCTTTTTTGTAGTCCATTGTGAAAACGCCAGCTCGGCCTTGGGGACCAATAGAGTTAGCTTCACACTTTGCGTAAATCTTGTGGCCGGTCAGAAGGTGCTGATCGCGGGCATCCTTAATGGATTCGTCTTCAAAGGTCTTGCCTTCCAAGTCTTTTTTGTCTTCGGCAGCGCCTGCGCGCTTGAGAGAGATAAAGTACTCAAACGTATGCTTCACGATCCAGCCTTCGGCCATTTGAGAGTCTGGCTGACCAGGAGCAGCCTTTTGGTTGGCACGTAGTTGAGACGTACCGATGAGCAAAATCTTATTGCGTTTGCAAAAAGGAACCAACTTATCTAGTCCAGTTTGTACCGTAAGAGCGTGGTCGCCGCGAAGGTGATCGGATACCGATTCAGCATCTTTGCGCTTTACGCCTTGAATATTCGTAAGAGAATCGATAATAATCATGCGGAGTGGCAGACCATCTTGTACCATGGGCTTGATATCGTCTTCAATGCGGTCGAAGATTTCTACTGGATCTTTCGTGTCGTAAATATGCATCAAATCCTTGTCGATCTCAGGAAAAATGTCGTGCTGTAGTTGACCGCGAAGCTCAGTATTGAAATAAACCGCGTGACCTTTCATGTCTTCTGCGATTTTTGCGATTCTATCTCGTCGCTGCATTTCCAAGATTGTGGCGTAACACGTTAGAGATTTACCAGCTTTCTGTTCTGACAAAAGAAGCAGAGAAGCGTTTTTTGGAATTCCGTTGCTTTTGTTAGCAAAAATCCAATTGTAATATGGGCTAGGGGTATACAAACAATTTTCTGCAGCGAATGAATCATAATCATAATCCACAGCATCGTCGTAAGTCCTGAGTTGTTTAGTCCACTTATTAGCCATTTTATCTCCTGATCGTCACGCCGATGGGACCGTCCATCGGCACGCCACTTTTTGAAATTAAATACATTTTCTGTCTCATATATTTGCAGACATTCTCTATGACTTTGATTTTACCCTCGAAATTGCTCTCAAAAGCCTTAAGCTGATCCACCCTATCCAAGGCAGCAAGGTAGTCAGGGTCTTTCATAAGGAAAGCGTCTCTGAGGTCTGCATTGTCTTGATACTTGGGTTTGCCTGCCATATGCTCTGCGTAGGCACCGAGGACCACTTCTGCCTTGGCCGCTCTAAGCGCTTTGTTTGCCAAGGCAAGTTGGTATCCGATATTAGATACGTGGGTCTTAAGTACCCGATAGGACTCGTTGAAAACATTCTCTAAGTCAGAGTACGTAGAGGGACTGACGGTTTTGGCTTCGATAAACCTTACCTCAGCCTCACGTACTCTGGACATATCTAGGCGTAACGATGGTGATTTGCCAAATGCAGGGATCACCAGTGCGTGGTCATTGGGATTGTTTTCCATAAGTTCCTATTAGGCGCCTGGAGTGATGCCTAGAGACTTGAGGAATTCCGCATCACTTTGCTCAGTTACTACCTGGGCGGTAGTTTTAGGAGCAGAGCCTACGGTTACAGTAGCGCCCGTAACTACAGGTTGAGCAGCTGGCGTAGTGGTAACTGGCGCCGGGGTCGTAGTAGCTGCTGGAGTTGTAGTAGCCGCTTGTGTAGTCGTAGTGGCAGGATTTGAGCCACCAGCGCCAGCAAGCGTCTGAGGAGGATTCGTAGTGATTACAGTTTGCGTAGTCAACGGAGCCTGTGCTGCGGGTTGATCCTCACCATCTGGTCCTTCGCCTTCTTCAGTATCGGGTTCAGCTTGCGTAGCGGCGTCCTGTTTTGCATCCAGGATTTCGTCTACTGCGCGTGACTTACCGGTAAGAATGTCGGATTCTGCCACGATACGAGCCACTTCTTCAGGGGTAGGACGCTTGAAAAGCTTATCAAGTTGAGCAGCTTCTTTCTCAAGACGATTGAGGATATCATCAGTAAGGACGTGTACAACTTCCTGTTCTACTTCGCCTACTTGGTCTACCATGAAACGCTTCTTCTTGGTATCCACCTTGAAAGTGGTATCCAGGCCCATTCCAGAACGGGTGAACACGAACACGCGGCCAGTTTCAACGTCAAGAGGCTCTACGCCTTTGTCACGCAGACGCTTAATTTCAACGTCTAGGGCGAGCTTGGCGCGGTGACGAAGCTTGAGAATACCGATATTCCCTTGATCGTCGATGGCATTGAGATAGTGGTTATTGTCCAAGTTGTACTTGGATTTCTGGCCACCAGCCAATTCTTGGAGTTTCTTTTCGCGGGCAGTGTCGCCAACAGCTTTTGCTTTTTCGACTTCAGCTTTGATCGCATTGATACGGTCGAGCGCGGCGTCGCCAGCTTCAATCATCTTCGTCTTGCGATTCTTGACCAGAGAACTCTGGAATACGCGCATCTCGCCTTTGCTATTGGCGTAGCCATAATGCACGTTATAGAATTGGCTCCATTTGCCATCGGGGTCTGCCCCGTTAAATCCAAGGGGAGGAAGGATGCGGAATTCGCTCGTTCCATCTTTAAGTTTGAAGTACTTACGCTTTACGTAGTCTCCACCAAATTTTGCTTTACCAGTTTTTACAGCCATTTTGTTTCTTCCTATTTTGTGGTTGGATATTTGTTCGACTAAATCTTTCACTTGTTTTTCGTTGCGGCGCTAACTTGAGCAAGAGCATCGCCAACGGTTTCGGTGGTGGGCTCTTTTACGGAAATCACACCATCAGTAGCTCGCAGAGCTTTGGTTCCTTTGCCAGCTACTACCAAGAACACACCGCGAGGGCGCAGGCGACCAAGAGAACCTTCGAGTTCTAGGGCGAGTTTTTCGTTGTCAGTAGCGAGTACGATTGGCGTAACTTTTGCGCCATGCTCAGCGGCAATAGCTTGCTTTAGCAGAGAAGATGCGGCTTGGATGCCCACGATCTCTGGACCAACTTTGTCATTGATCGCTGTACGGATCAGATTCAAGAGGTCATTCTTGTTTTTGAGGGTGGTGCGATATTCTTGTTTGAAGATCAGCTGAGGATACCCATTGATATCAAGCTCACCAGCTTTGTCTTCCAGATGGCGACCGATAACGTCGAATAGATTCGCTACAGTTTCGGTACCGTTGTATAGAGCAGGTGGAATGCGATCAGCAAGGTCTTTGTAGAACGTGTCGGGATCAGTGCTCATGCACTTGAACTCTTCTGTGGCCAGACGAGTGAATTCGTCTTTAGAAGAACCGGTGACAACGATGAACGCGGCGGATTCGATAAGCTTCAGACGGTACTCGCGATATAGACGAATCAACTGATCGATCGACTGGCTTTTACGTCCACGTCGGCCAGCTAGAGTTTCGCGGGGGCCGCTATCAACGTCTTCCTCTGCGAAGGGCTTTACTTTCTTAATTTCTTCCATCGTTTTCGCTAGTGTCATTTTTTCTCCTGGGTTGTAATACCCTGCTCTGTAAGCTCAACGCTTATCACTTTTTGAATTACTACTGGCTTGGGCTCAGGGAGTCCAAGATGTTTCCTTAAATCTTTTATTGACTTAATCTTCTTTTGAAACTTCTCAGCGTCTGCTCGACCCTGAAAAGTATCTTGAAAACTTTTTTGTACTTTGAGTCTACCATCTTCAGAAAAGAAATCAACGAAAATTCTTCCGCTCATTTCATTTTGGGTAACTCTTAAAGATGCTTCGCTATCAAGCTTCTTTTTCTTCAGGACTTTGTTGTCAAACATTAGTTCCTTATATCACACTTGCTTTCTGAAACGATCTTGCCAGTGGCGACCGCCGTAGCTTGTGATGTGCCCGTTTTTACTATTCCGTAGGCATTTACATGTTCGCCTACTTCCCAGCGTTTTACTGGGCTACCATAATTGGATAGCTCTGATCTTACACCATGCGCGGTGTGATTGCCAACAATAATTATTCTTTTGTCGTACATTGCTGGATAATAACCGGACATATCTAGGCTACTATTTTCATTGCCAGCAGCAGCGATAAGTTGACCGCCTTGATCGAGATATTTTATTACGGCAGTTGCCTCCATAGAGGAGAAGTTTTCGCCGCCTCCAGAGTAGTTGATATAATCAACTTTCAAATTTGTCGCATAGCGAATGGAAGCAATGGAAGCATCTAAATTTTGCTGACCAGTTTGCCTGTCAGAAAAATATTTGATCACAACTATACAGTAATTTATCTTAGCTTCTGCAGCATATCGATCTATGATGCCAACGATATTAGTGCCATGGTCGTTGGTATCGAGTGGCACTGGAACTTTGGTATCATATGATACCGAATACTGGGCATCAAAAGAGAAGTCTTTATGGCCATATTTACACAGATGAGCGCTATGGCCTTTGTCTAAGTATCCGAAACCTGAGTCTATTACGGCAATTCGTATGGGCGCTTTTCTGCATTGGCCAGCCATAGCTAACGAACTATATAGAGATAGAAGCATCAAAAACTTCATAGATAGATAATATCGCTATTCTACTTTGGATTCAAGTCCAAAATGCGCTAGGGTCTCAGCGTCCGTTTTATCGGGGACTGGCTTCTTCTCTTCTGTCTCTACAGTGACACTCATTACTGACATGTCCTTACGTCCAGCCTTCTTTTGGAAAAATACGGTAACTATGGCCCCCTTTTTAAGGGCTATAGGGTACTCTAGGACTCCGCTTTTGTAGCCAGGCCATAGAACCTTCTCAGATACGTAGCCATCGGCGTCTAGGGTCATTTTGAGAGCGCGCTTAGTGCCCTTGGCGTAGGAGAACTCCTCTGCCTTAATAACGTAGCAGGTGGCCGCAATGTATACGTCTTTGGTTACAGCGTCTCCAGATGCCTCATCCAAGCATTGTAAGCGATGGCCGTTGATAAGCATAGTGGCGTAACCGTTGGCGCTGGTCACAGAAGGTACGGACTCGAATGGAGCCAAGACCTTAGAGTAACGCTTGCCAAGCTCATGCAGGTTAATGGGCATACTAGGCAGTACCGACTTCTTCATGGCAGCGTCGGCAAGCGGGTGGAGGTTGATATAGCCTTCAGGCACCACGCCTTCTTTTGGCTGTAGTGCTCGCAGCTTTTTACCAGCCAATTTCGCTTTCTCTACCTTTTCATTAAATTTCTTGATCTCTACAGCATCCTCGAAAGCCTTAAGTTTCTGCAACAGAGTGGACTTCGGAGCGAAGAGTGAATCGAGAACGCCAACGTGAATGAGCTTATGGCTAAGGCTAGGACCAGCGACCTCTTTGTCCACAAATTCCTGAATAGACTTATAAGGTCTTCCATTTACGATTGGGTCGATCGAAGCTTCACCCATGCCACGGATGATACCCATTTTAGCTCTGATCTTTTCATTCTTGTAGTCTACTACCATCGTGTCGCCAGAGAGGTTGATATCAGGAGGCGAAACGATATCTTTCACGTAGGGCCAGAACTTACCAGTGATTTCTTGCTCAGTAGCATTGGTCAAGATAGCTGCCCACCATTCGAGAGGATAGTAGTGTTTCAAAAACATACAAGCATATGTAATCATTGCGTATTCTACGGCGTGGATAATCGAGAAGCCGTATCGTCCGAAGGTTTCCATCTGACTCCAGATGGCCTCGGCAGTTTCTTTGCCGACCTTGGGCGTCGCACCCTCAATGAACTGAGGCTTCATGTTCATGAGTTCGACCTTTTTCTTCTTGGCCATGTTCTCACGAAGCTGCTCTGCTACTTCTGGCGTAAAGCCTGCAAGCTGCATAGCGATCTTTCCAAGCTGCTCTTGGAAAATCATAATACCATACGTTTCCGATATGATAGTAGCTAGCTCTTTGATAGATGGCTCTGCCATTCCCTTGCGGCGCAGGTAGTATTCTTCCACCATATTTCTGCCAGTCTCAGGATCAATACAGTCCACTGGACCTGGGCGGATTAGGGCGAGAATGTTTGCGACGTGCATAAGCTCAGTAGGCATGATCTCAACAACCGCTGGAGTCATAGACCTAGTACTGATTTGAAAGATAGCTTCGCAATTTCCGGTATGGATACTCTGATAGACTTCCAGGATTTCTGGTAGATCCCAGATATAGGTCTTAGCACCATTGTGCATGAAATTGCCCACTTCGAGCTTTTCGCCGCACTTCTTATTGATGAGGTCCATGCATACACGCACGTCTTTGAGCTGGTTGATTACCAGGAAATCGTACTTGATGAGGCCCGCAGCCTCGCACTCTTTGGCCTCATACTGCGTTACGTTGCCATCTTTAACTGGTACTACGTCCTGAATCGGTACGTCGCTCAATACGAATGCAGAGGCGTGCTTGGAGTAGGCGCGCGTAAGACCCATGGCCTTAGATACGATCTCCCACTCTTTTGGTCTAGATTCTGAATATTTCTTAAGGTCGTCTGATTGCTCGATTAGGCCAGGGTGATACGTGCCTTCGTCGTCCTCAAAGCCAAATACGAAATCGTGGTCTGTGACCCCTTGCGGAGGCGCTGGCAAGCCCTTAGTGAAGACTTCGATATCAGACTCTACCTTGCCATTGAAGTAGCGGTTAGTGTCTTTAATGGCCGATTTCAGACGTATGGTAGTTCGCGTACCTACCTGAGCAGCTTTGTTCCCCCAACGACCGTAGAGATAGCCAGATTTGCCATCTTCACCCACTAGGAGTTCGCGGCTTTCCAAGTCAACGTCGATATCGGGCAACTTGCCCATCATAATACGTTCCATGGAGAAGAATCTGTTGAAAGGTAGATCGTACTTGAAAGGATTTACCTGTGTAATTCCGAGTAGATAGCAGAACAGAGAACCGCCCGCAGAACCTCGACCAGGGCCGGTCAGCAATCCGTTTTCCTTGTAGTGATTCAGTACGTCACGGATAGGAAGGAAGTAAGCCGTAAGGTCTTTCTTAGGGTTCTTGGCAATTACGTTAAGCTCTAATTGAAGACGATCAACCCAAACTGGGTCGTCCCAGCGCATGCGCCCATTATCTTTAATGATTTTCATGGCCTGAGCTAAAGGATCTTCTCCAGGATCAGCTAGACGCCAGTCGTACTTGAGTTTAAGATTATCAAAACGAGCCGCCCAGACGCCGTTATTGGAAAAGATAGCATCCACTTCTACTAACTGCATTCCAAGGGTATTGCATAGGTAGTCTTGGATTTCATGAGTACTCTTCATGTGCAGGTTGGGCTGGAGCTTGTTATTGCCCTCTAGGCGCATCGTTTGGACGATTTTATCTTCTTTGTTGGCGTAGTACGCATAGTCACTGGCAAGAAGGATATAGTGGTGCTTTTTGGAGAGAGCCTTGAGGAATCTGTTAACCTTGAGAGTGGCGTCGCCGCCAGGGAAAGGCAGGAATCCTTTATGGAGCTTTACGGAGGTGATAGGCTTTTCGACTTCCTGGTACATACCGCCAGTAGAGAGGCCCTTGAGAACTTTGTGGCCAGAGCGCTCTAGAAGGTCGCTAGCCTTGATGCGGCGCGCACGGTCAGTAGTGACCAAATCATTGGGGCGACAGGTAGAGCGGGTACCGTCTAAATACTTGATCTCTACGATCTGACTATATTTCTTGGTCCAGGGCTCGCACACTAGGGCGGCATAGATACGGCCAGCGAACATACTCTTTAAATGCTGCAGAACGAGTTCGCCCAGGTCGGCACGGCCATCAAGCATGGGTTTCGATACCATGCAATGTACGCCGCCTAGGACAACGTTTACGTTGAATTTGGAAATGCGTTCCAAATCAGCCCAGGCCCATAGCTGTTGCTTTTCCTCATAGACCTCGATCATAGGCATATCCGTTCGGCTTACGATACGACATAGCTCTTGATAGGCCACCTGGTCTTCGCAATAAAGGGTCAGGCTGAAGTACTTACAGCGGTCCAACTTGGTACCGGCAATAATCGGACAGTTAATGTCTTTGAAATAGATTTCGATGCCTGGGATCAACTTGAGCCCTAGCTTGGTCTTGAGACGCTTTTCCTCGTCCTTCATGACCCTGGCTACCTTGAGAGCAGAGGATAGATGGCCGTGGTCTGCAAAGAAGAAATGGGTGCGGCCAAGCTCTTTAGCTCTATGAAGCATATCGGCAATGGTGCTACCGGTTAGGGGCGATTCGATGTGGGCATGCGGCGAAATCTTCATTTTCCATCCATACAGCGTTTAAATTCTTCTGGTATACAAGAAACCATTTCAATATCGCTCCTGTTCATAACACAGTTTAAGCGAGCTTGCTCAGTACACCTATACTGCTTATCGACCGCAGGATGCGGAGGGAGTGACCTATGTTCTTCAGAACTGCAGCTAAGTAGTAGAAGGGTGGTGAGCAAATACTTCATGCTTGTTTCTTCAAAGTGTCACGCACTTGCATAAGCACTTCGCCCAGCCAGTTAGTGCCTTTCCATTTCGTCTTATCGAGTCGGTCAGGATCAGTTTCAGACATTCCGATGCCCCAAATCTTATCGTAGGGACTAGCCTCGACAAGCTCTTTATCACCAGTGTTCAAAAGTATCTGTTTCAAAATGGGATTGGAAAATTTAGATAAGTTGGCGCGATAAACGAATGCCTTTGCTAGTTTATCCCAAGTTTCAGGCTTGAAGCCTTTCACTTTGCGACCGAGGGCTTTCTGTTCCCTAGGATCTTCGGTAGCCATAATTTTCTTCAAACTTTCTTTGTCACCAAAGGTGTCTGCTTTCATGGCCATCATATACTGTTCAGTGCAGGTGTACTCTACGCCATCCACGGTAAAGGGGCTGTGCATCCATTGACTGAAGGGACCATGCCAAAAGAATTCAAAGTTATCTTCGTTCATTTACCACTCCTCGCATTCTACGTTGTTTGCACCAGGGAAAAAGGCTCTAGCTTGATTATCTGCATGTCGCTCTGATGTTGCATTTAGTACAACGGTTTGTGTTGAATCAACGCTGAATCCCCTGTTCAGGTTAACGGCACAGGTATATGCCCTAGTTTCAGAGGAGCATCCCGCAAGTAGTAACAGAACTAATAGGTATTTCATTTTTTCACTCCACATGTTTCGCAGTAATCGTATTTTTCTTGAAGACCTTGATAAAGCTTCCATTTATGGGTACATTTCGCAGCAGTTACGCCAACATCGTTGATACTAATATTGATAGGTATGAAATCTATAGCATTGGGAAGGCTCACTACTGGTATTAAATCCATTCCCTCTGCTTTAATTGTTCTACCATTCCGGCTAACAGACATACTGTAGCTAGAGCAAATGCCTTCATAAATTACATCGCCATTAGTATCTTTAATGATCAAAGTAGCACGACCAGAAGGAATGGAACTCATTCGGCCTCCAAAAGGCTGATAAGATCGCCACCGCCAGTTCCGCTGTTTTCTTTTTTAGAAGCCATGATTTCGATAAGCTTCTTGTGAACGTCAAGAGTCATTAAGATATCCTCTTTAGCATCGTGTGCTCCGCGTACTGGCAGTTGTAGGTATTCTACAACGCTGCCAAGGCTACCCAGATTCTGTGGGAACCACTTAACTTCTTTGAGGAAGTCTACTGCGGCCATCACGTCAACGCTCTTATAGTGGAGCATGCTTTCCCACTCGTCTGGCTGAATCAAATGCTCTTGGCACCATTTGGTATCGAAGGGCACGTTGTAGCCCATTGGACGAATGTTACTGTACCGACCATTCTTCTTGAGGTATTTTCTGATCATAGCTACGATTTTAGCTTTAGCTTCAGAATAGGTAACAGTCTCAGGATTAGCCAGATGCTCCTGGATATTGATTTTGTTGATCGCGAGAGCCTGAGCCTCAACCACAGGAAGGCGTCCACCGTCTGGCTTGAGCTTGAGATTCAACTCGTCGCAGAGCTTGAACTCTTCATCTACGATGCAGATATAGAGCGTAAGCAAGTCCGAAGTCTTGGGATTGAATCCGCCAGTTTCACAGTCAAAGGGCATGTAATAATTCATTTTCTTTTACCTACGTATTTTAGACAATATCTTCCTTCAATTTCAACAGGTTCGCTAACATTGTAGCACGCCTCAAGACCTTGAGGTGCTCCAAATTTAGCCATTTGGTGCGCTTGAATAACATCGTCGTCTCTACAGCCAACTAAGAAAAATGGGATTAAAAACAATAGCTTTTTCATTATTCATCCTCTTGGCAGTCAGGGCCGCAGTCTGTTCTACATTTGAAAACTGCCTGCTCTAGCTCTTTTTGAACTTCAGGCTCGCTAACATGAACCATGATCTTATCATTTGTGTACCCAGCTTTCAATAGCTGGTTCAAGATATAGTTGCCAGTGTTAGGCTTCAATTTAGCTTTGGGATACATCATCTGTATCGATTCTTGAATTACCTGCTCGGCCTTCTTGCGATGGGCGTATGTCATTGGTTCCTTTTTAAATCACAGAAGTCACAGTAATCGTATTTTTCAAGAATGCCCTGATAGGACTTCCAATAGTGGAAGCATTGTGTTTGTACTGGGGCGTCTGGTACGGAAACAGGAGGCGTATAAGAGTCCAAAATATAAGAGCATTGTTCTGCTCTTTCTCTAAATTTTACATCAGTTTCTGCAGGCGAATTGCATCCCATCACATAAATGCCAATGTGTCTCTTTAGACCTAAGCATTTTTCAACCATTGTATCTAAATCTGAACCAGTTGCGCCACTTATAAGGTCAAGAAATACTAGTCTTAAAGTAGTTCCCATAGGCATATTCGCGTATATGGTAGCTAAATCACCAAGCATAAGCAGTGTTTTTGCTTCGCCTCGTGTCACGTCTTCGGACCCATGAATTGCTGGGGTTTGGTCAGAAGTCGATATTCGATCTCGTATCTCGCCTGATCGTAGCGAAAGTTATTGTTTACGGCGCCCACAGGAATTAGCTTAGCGGTGCTAAGGAACTGTTTTTTGGAGACAAAGCCTGTGATCCAAACCTTCGTGAAGTCGTTCTTGACCCTAGTGAAAATGTAGAAGTCCACTTCGCGGGAGCTTTGCTCCTCGTATAGGGTTCCTACGAACGTGGGAGAGGGCATAGAGTTACACCCTTGAGCCTTCACATCGAATGTTATGTCTTTGAAAATAAAGTCGATATTCGGGTCTTTACTGTATTCAAGCCTAGGGAACACGCTGGCTACAGCGGCCTCAGCAAGGTATCCAGTAGTGCGCTGGCGCCCTTTGTCGGTCCTATGGGTACCTACGTTCCCAAGCCTATTGTAGAACGATTTGTCTCGTTTATCGGCGGCATCGCGCATTTCTTGCGTAACGTTCACTTCTACGAATCCAGTATGTGTCAAAGTCCAAGTTTTCATCTGGATTTGTCCTCGCGAATCTCTAGTATGCCGCCACGGGTACCGTGGGTGATTCTATCATGATTCTCTATCACATTGGAGTCTAAGTCAATGACTTTTAGAATGCCTTTATACCAAACGCATAAAGTCCCGGTTTTCTTAGTACCTATAAGGGTTTGCTCTGGAGGTTTGCTCTTTAACTCTTCTTCTTTTTGAAGGCGACCAAGATTGGCCAGCTTATCGCAGCGCTCATTGTGCTCGTCGCCAGAATGGCCCTTGACGTGCCTAGTCTTGGCGTCAAGCCTTTTCACTAAGAATTCCAACTGTTTATACTTTGCGTATTTGTCTGCTTGTTTAAAGCGGTAGACTCCGCTGGCCCAGCCAAGGATGAGTTGGCTGTCTGAGACTAGAGTAACATTGGCGTCAGGAAGAGGGCCTAGTGGCCTACCGTCTTCGCCTGTAACCCAATCGTTGAGGTATTTTAGAACTGCGGCAAGACCTTGGATGGCAGCTTCCATCTCGGCGTCGTTATTGGAGGCACCAGGCATGTGGCCTTTGCCTTCTGAGTGCTTTACGCCATCAATTACAAGTACATACCCCCAACCACCAGGTTTCTCAGAAGTAGTCGCACTTCCATCAGAATACGCTTCAATGTGCATTTAATTTCCTATATTTTTAATATATTCTGCTGCGGCAGCCAACAATTCATGGCTATCGCGCAAAAACCCTAATCCTCTATTGCAATGATGACATAGCAATTTTCTAAGTTTACCATTTTTATGATTATGGTCAATTACTAATTTAGTAAATTTGTTACACAAATAGCACTTACCGCCTTGCTCATTGTACATTTTTATGTATTGTTCTTGAGAAATTCCATATTCTCTACCAAGTCTTAGATCTCTTTTTCGTTTAGCGGCAACAGCTTTCTTTTCTGGACTTCTTTCTCTCATTAATCTTGCAGCATACGCTCTATGTTTTTGTGGATTTAAAGATCTATTGTAAAGCGTATTACATGTAGAGGAACAGTAAACTCTACGTTTATTGTTTGATAAAAACTCTTTACTGCAATGAATGCAAGATTTTGCAACTTTAGGTTTTTTACTTGCTGGCATCCCCATCTACCATACCTTCACGAAGCTTCTTAACTGCATCTTCGTAGATTTCCTGAACTTTTTCTTCAGGAATCATAAGTAGCCGAGCTATAGTACTATCCTCAACCCCCTCTGAATTTTTTGCAAGGAATTTCGTGAGAGAATTGCTACATTTTGGGCAACGAATGTAGTCCTCTTCTTCTGTGATTCTTTTTTGGATATCTTCTTTATCCATTGACTTTACCGCCGAATTCAACGTACAAAACATTGTTACCTTCCTTATTCATCTCGTCCAATTCTTCTTTAGCTTTTTTCATAACGATTTCTACCTCGGCAACTGCCTTTTTGAAATGTTCACGATCGTTACTAAGGGCAATTCTACGAGTTTTTGTCTTAGCCAAGTCTTCCTTGGCTTTCTTATATTCTGTGGCAATAGCGATAATCTTTTTTTCTTTCAAGCATTGGAGGTTCAAGTTGAGTTGAATTTCCAACTCATCTAGTGTAGCAATTTCACGACTAAGACTGTCTATATTAGTCTTCACAGTGCGAAGTCTAATTTCTCCATCTTTGATCGTTCGATCTAGTTTTTCTAGATCAGCTTGTTTGCCCACATTTACCTACTTCAAGCGCCAGTTACCGTCGAAAGAATTGATCAGCTGTCTCATACCGTTTGGATAGATAATGGTAGAAGAATGTACCCAGTCAGAAGCGCCTTCATTATAGGAAAGCTTCAGTAAACTAGACGTTCCGTTCTGCCAGGCACCGCGAAGAATCTCTGGGCCGTGGGAGTGACCCGTTACGGAAAGGCCGTAAGACTTCTCCATTCCAGCCAATGAACCACGGGAACCTTTTGGTCCTTTGTGACCGTGCGCTCCGCACTGGATACGAGCAATGAAATAGTCCTCGTCCATAGAGAGCCAGCGCATCTTATCCTTGGCCTTTAGACCAAGCAATTCTACTGCGTGTTTGAGAGGATTCTTGCCATCTACCATGGCTTTAGCTAGAGTTACGCCCATATCGTAGTTATATGGATCTTCTACGTATTCGCCACCATCAAGCCAGCGGTCTAGGAAGATATCATGGTTAGATTTAACTATCACCACTTTCTTGATACCACCCCAGGAGGCCATATCATCTAAGTCTCTAGCTAGGGCTGAGAGTTCAGATTCAAGGTTTAGTAAACCTTTTTTGGCAAGTATTGCGCGTCTGATTTGGCGCTCGCGCTCGTGATGATTGATCGATAAACCATTGAACCCATCGTGTACGAACAGCGTGGTAGGCTTAACGAGCGCTACAACCTCTTTCCAGGCTTTTACGGCGCTAGGATCAGTCTCGCCTGAGTGCCAATCGCCCATTGAAAGGCCTTCGGCATATAACTTACTGATTTTGCTACCATTATAGAAATCAGCCAAATCTACGAAGGCTCCGCGAGCATCGGCTTGGATTTGGCGGAAGTGGTACTTATTGTCGTCTTCGATCTCGACTATCAGGGCGCCCATTACGTGGTCGTGGTTGGCGATGTAGGCCGTTCTTTCGCACATGTAGGGGTTACGACGTACACTATCACGAATTTGGAAGTACCCAGGCAGCGTGATCGCTCCTGTGGTCATTTCAGCGTGAGGATACTTAATGTTACTCACTGGCATGAATTTCAGACGTTGTTTTGGCGAAGCATAAATAAAGCTACCGTTACGTTGACCAATTCGGTCAAGTCCGGTGGTAGGGTCGATTTGCTTTGCGCCTGTTTTGATGGAGCATAAGAACACATTGCTGTTTAGCTTTACATCACTAAAAACAATGGAGTCCCTATCAAGTCTGTGGTCTAAGTTCCAATTAGCACCAGATGCGCGATCTTCAGATGGCAGAACGAGTAACATCGCATCTTTATGCTTGCAGTACGTTTTGATACTTTCTAAGAAGCCTTCGTGAACTGGACAGCCAACTACGGCTGTCGTAACCACGAATCTCTTGAATTTCTTGACATTACTTTGTAGAGACTTAAGCCTTTGTGGTGTGAAAATACTTTCGTCGATCACATTTTCAAAGGCTTTAGGATCATTTTCTTCTGCCCATGCTTGTGCAGTTTTCTTGAGCGTTTCAAGGTTTGAAAAGTAGTGTCTGAGTTTGTCTCGGTTGTACCCGATTCTATCCAGCTCCGACCTTCCAGGATACATACCCGTCTTCTTAACGAGTTTGATGTAAGCCTTGATCAATTTTATATGGTTCTTCGTCAATTCTTGCATGGGCACCTGCTATCATAAAAGGTTAGTTCCGAAGACAATTATGCTTGCGGAGCAGCCTGTTCTGTAGCGGGAGCTGCTTGGGGCGCTTGATCTGCTGCAGGGGCAGCGGGAGCAGCGTCAGACGACACAGGAGCTAGAGCAGCGGGTGCTGCAGGAGCGTCTGCGGAGGCCAACGGAGCAGCTGAGGGAGCGGCGTCAGTCGAAGCGGGGGCCAAGGGAGCTGGGGCGTTTTCTTTTGGCTGCTGGATAGCATGAGTCTCAAGCACTTTGAACTTGAGCTTACCTTCTTCAAGGTTGATCACATCTCCAGGCTTGGAACCTTTGAGCTTTTCTTGCAATTCAGGGCGAAGTGCAAAGATACCGAATTGCAGACGAGGATTGACGGTTTCTCCAGCGTCGTTTAGTTCTGCGCCCACGATAAACGAGTTGTCGCCAACCTGTTCTTGGGGAGCTAGAACGCCTTGAGCAATCATTACCTTGACTTTATTGGCCAATTCTTCACAGTTGTTCTCGATCATGATGCGAGCAAGTACTGCATCGCTGATGGCCTCGCCGTTAACGGAAGCCTTAACGATAGAGTCCACTTTGTTACCAAGAAGCTTGATAGCATCTTTGATGGTGCCCAAGTCTTTGATTACATTGTCCAAAGTTTGGTACGTGGACATTACGGCATTTTCGAGATCCGCAATTTTCTGAGAGGCGCTACGGTTATCGACAGGGGGCTTGTTCTGGGGCTGATTTTGTGGTTGATTCTGGGTCATTTTGTTCTCCTTAGTGAACTATTAGGTATTCTTAACTGGCATACTCTGTACTTTGGCTAATAACGCTGCCATGCCTGGGGCAGACGATATTTGTGTGGCTCTTTGCATTGCGATCATTTCTGCTTGTTCTGGCGTAGCCATAGGTAAAGCACTTGCAGATTTAACCGTCGTGTGCTTTCTAAGCCTAGCTGCGGTTTCTTTTTCTCTTTGGGCTAATTCTTGTGGAGTTAGCTCATGCAGAGGTTTACCGATTGGCTTGTAATTTTCTTCGAGTAATTCTCGTGGAATACCCTCTTCTGCTGCGATTTGATCGATCGTAAGGTCCATTTTAGACCTCTTGATCGGCGCTTGCGTCCGGGCCTGCAAAGCTTTACCTTGAGGAGCTTGCCTTTGAGGTGTCTGGGGCCGCTTCATAGCAGTAGTGCCGCCAATAGGGGTCAGGGTACGCTTAGGAGGCGCTTTAACCACCTGAGCGATCTCGTTGGCCTCAGCGGTCTCAGTAGCGCCATTGGTGGCCTTGGAAGCGATCTTTTTGAGAATATCCACTTCTAGATCGTTAAAAGGCGAAGATACTATATTGGCAGATTGAGCAACCTGCTCTTGACGCATGCCCAACATGATTTCCATGCGTTCTCGTGCGAACTTACGGATTTCTCTCTGTACATTATCTACGGCGCGCTCGTCAGCTTCCATGCCCTGAAAAAGGTCATGGTTCATGATCATTTGATAGAGGCGACCTTGCTCAATGCGAAGGTTAGCGTCATTGAGGACTTCTGTGAAATCTTCTTCTTGCT